CATTAAGAACATTCATCATAGGAACTGGTAATACCTTACCATTAGCACCGCCAATATACTTGTATAAAGGCATGCCATAGTAATCAGCAGCAGCTCTACATACTGCTAAAGAAACACCAAGTGTAGCATTAGCTTTATATCTTTCTATATCGTCATTGATAGTATACGGCGAAATTGGTAAAATTTCAATATCCGCTTGGTAGGTCTTGAAGTCGAACCAATTATTAATTGCAATATTGTAAAAGTTTACTAATTTTTGAACATGTCTCCATACGAAACCCTTATCACGTACCAAAGACATTTGTAATGCATTAACACTTTCTGCCGTAAAAATTGCACTGTTGAAACCGGCATTGTTAAAGATTGCTTTGAAGGCTTTACTTAATACTTCATTTTCAGATGTATCGTTTTCGGCAATCTTAGCTACTTTAATGTCTCCATAAGTAGTGATTAAACGTGCTTTATCATTTGTTTCTACAATACGACGTAAGCTTTTATGCAATGCTTCAACTTCGTCTACTTCAAAGATAAGTTTATCTTCATAGTGAGGCATTGTTTGAACTACAATGTACTTTAATAAGTTTTCATTACGTTGCAATTCATTGTCTTGATATTTTTCATAGTCAAGAATTCCGCCATAAAGATAGAAGAAAGTTGGGATTGCAGCGTCATTTAGTAAAATGGCACTTGAAAATCTTGGATCTAATGTTGCCCAACGTTTTTGACTGTCACGCTTATAGGCATTATAATATTTTTTAAATTCAACAGGAAAACCTTCTAAAAAAGCTTTTTTAAGTTCGTCTGTACTTCCACCCAAATCATCAATATAACTCATATCTAATTGAATAATTGCTGTTCCAAATTGAGTCTCACCAATTTTTCGACAATACTTATTAGGCAATAAAATTGTATCAATAGCATAATTTTCTTCATCACAAAAAGTAGTAAAGTAAACGGAACCAGTAACAAATAATAATGTTAATAAAGATGGAAATTTAGTTTCAATAGAAAGACCGTCTGCAACTTCTAACATTAAATTATACATTAATTGAAAGTCATCTGGTTTTAAGGTTTTTTTGGCTTTTGCTTTTGTTTTAGCATAAACCTTATGTGGAATAACTTTGTAATTCCAAGTATATATATCTGCCAAATAATTAATAACAGATGCGTAAATAGGATTTGTTGCATAAAGTTTACGAGATGTTTCTGCCAAAGTATTTGGATCATTAATGGAACTTCACAATGCTTGACGAACTGCTGATGCATTTGCATAATCAGATGACAAATAAGATGGTTTATTATCTTGGCGACGACGAGAAGACTGGTCGTCTGCATACATGTTTTTTAATTTTTCTATACGATTTTTTCGAAATTGTAATTTTGGATCTGCCATAGTTGTTTTCTCCCTTCGTTAGTCGAAGAAGGCAATTTTACGACCTTTGCCTTTTTGTCGTTTACGTTTGTAATATTCTAATTCAAATTGTTTATTAACTGCTCATACTAAATATTCTGCCATAGAAAAGTAGTCCTTTTGAATTTTTGCATTACGACGAACAATTTTTAAACGGTTAGTCATTGCGTCAGATGTGTTTAGAATATCTAAGTTTTTAAGTTGTTGCTCCATTTTATCCATTACTTGGAATGGTGCTAAAACCTCTTTTTGTTTGCGCATGCTCATATCCATGAAACCTTTATTACGTCCGTATAATGCAATTGCATCTGTAAGTTTAAGCGGATAAGTAATAGCTCCAGTACTCATACGTGAAAAGAAGAAATAGTGAATTTGCTCTCCAATTGTTCCACCTGACTTAATTTCGTAGCAGATGGTTTTCTCTTTAGGATATGCAATTAAATCTTTTTCGGCATCTGTTGGTGGATTGATTATTCCTAATCCCTCATAAATCATACCTTTATCATCACGAGTTTCTTTGTTCAGCCAGTCTCGCATTGCCGCACCAATACCATTGGCATCGTAAATTAGAAGTTTGGCATTATAAAGTAGAACAGTTTTCTTAAATTCGTTCGCAATAACCATGTAGTCAGTTGAAGTGATACTAAACAGGTTAACGAATTTATAGGTAAAAAAATGTTCCTTTGGAATTACTTTTGCTACCCCAACTGCCGTTTCGGCCGCACCATCTTTCGCCATATCGGCGCAGATGACGTAGAAACAGCCATCATTTAATTGAGTAGTAGTTAACTTATTCTTTAGTTCAGTTAACTTCACTTGACGTAATGCACTAATCATATTTACATTAAATGCCGCGCCGGCTGGTGCGTCGCTCCATCTACTTTCATATTCACGTTCAAATGAAGATTTACTAAATGAAGGAGAATTAATAACGTCTTCGATTTTCTTCTTCGCAGTTAAACCATGATATAATGGAATACGATAAGTTCCGCAGATGACATAATAGTTATTTGGATCCATAACTGAACGACATAATATTTCAATAAGCTTTTGATATGCAAACGTCTGCTGGTATCCCGCAGTAGTAATATAAATTTCTTGAGATTGTGGTTCATATGGGTTAATAAGACCATTACTCATTTTACGCGGTTCATTTAACATAGGAATGTAAACTTCATTTACAAGGGTTTCATCTTGTTCGATAACTTCTTCAAAAATTAATGATTGACGACGTAAACCACGGACATTACCTAATGAAATTGATGAACCATTTTTAAAAGTAAAGGATACATAATCTTTTTGTACTGAGAATGGATCCATCTTTTTGCCGGCCACTACACGACGTTGCATCTCATTACCAAGAAGAGGGAATTTTACCCATAAGTCATTAACGAATTTTTGCTTGGCAATTTCTGCTGCCTGTTTGATTGTTCCGGCGGTAATTGTTGTATTATGACGCGGAACGAACATACAGTGAAGATAGCGCTCCAAATCGGCAATAAATGATTTGGATGTACCACGCGATAAAGTTTCATAAGTTGCGGTTCCACGAGCCATACATCTCATCATTATACGTTGAAATGGATATAATGTGAAGTGACTACGCTTCGGCACAAGTAAATCAACAAATAAATCAGGATATATCATAAACTCGTTTAAGTATCTGCCCACCTCTTCAAAATGTTCATCAACGCGTTTTTTAGTTAATGTATTAGTAGTTTGTCTTTCTTCATTATCAAAGAACTCTATTAGGTCGGCTATTTCAGGTTCCATATAGTCTTCATCATAAAAGTTTAAATCGTCTAACATATTTATGAGCCTCCCGACACTAATTTTTTGCCGCAGTGGTAGAGTTGCGGACTATGGTCGTTGTGGTATTAATGTCTTCTTTATCGGCGCTAAAATCAATTCCTAATACTTCATCGTCTGATTCAGTTTCTATTGGAGCATCCTCAGCTTTAAAGTCTAATAGTTCTTGTAGACCGGTCGTTCCACCTTCGGCGGTAATACCATCGTTCATAACTTTTGCGGCATATTCTTCTTCTGTGCTAACAGTACGTTGTCTAATCATTTCTTCAAGTTGAGATTGTAATCCAGTACTTTCTAAAATTAGACGACGGTTAGTATCTTGAATATCTTTAATTGCAAAATCAATTTCATCTTTACATTCACCTTGGTAGTATTTAAAGATGTAGCCTCTATCTTCCATATGTTGGTATAATTCGGCAACAGTAGTAATATCTTCAGTCTTTGCTTCATTAATCATTTCTTCTAAGTTGGCTTGTTTTGCAAATGTTGACCATGCAGATGAATATTCCTTTAAAGCCTTCGAATCTTCAAGTCGAATGGCTTGATTAACTTTCATTTGCAATTGGCATAGGGTTTTAACAGCCACCTTTTGCATTGGACTAATGATATTATTGGCCTTAATGGTTCGAGTATATAGCTGATCTAGTTGAATAAGTTCTTCAAAAGTATATTGATCGCCCCATTTTAAGCGTCCACGCATTAGATAGCCTTCTTTAATAGGCGCAATTTTATTAATAACGGAGGTCAAGGTTTTAGTTTTTTCTCATTCAGCATTAACTTTTGATCATACATCTGCCGTGCTACTTTGGTAGTATAGATTAGGTTGGAAAGTTTCATCCGTTAAGATAAGACAGGTGTAAGCCTTAAAGGTATTTGAGCTTTCTTCATCTGCCAACTTCATCCAAACTTCAGGTTGAAATGGAAGATTATAGGTTCTGCAGAAAAAATCGGCATGAGAAAGATTTTGATAATTTAATGCCTTATTAATACAATCAAAGCAGATGGTTTCTCCTGATAGAGGGTTATTAGAAAACATAAGTACTTGATTAGTTTTTCCGCAATGAGGGCATTTACCTATAGGAAATTGAAAGTCATGTTTATTTTGCATAGGTGATATACACCTCCTTATTACAGTATATTATATAATATTTTTGAGATTCGCGCCAATTTAGTTTGAGTAATTTTGAAAAATCGAAAAATTTTTAGGCGCTTGATAAGAAAAATGTCAATAAGTATCAAGAGTTTGCAAAAATTTCTTGACAAGAGGTCAAAAAAGTAGTATAATATAATAGAGAGGAACGAAGAAAAGAAAGAAAGGAAGAAGATCATTAATGATAAAGATAATAGGAATAATACTAATAGCTTTAGGTTTACTGGTAGAATCAGGGTTAATAATTATTTTAAACTGTCGAATTCGCAATAAATTAAAACAAATTAAAGAATTAAATGAGTTATTTAATACTCATAGTTTCCATCTACAAGAATTAAAAGATAAACAAGAAACACTGCAAACTAGTCTTCACGATGATCTTGAGCCCAAATTGAAAGAGGCGCAGATTCAACTAGCTTCGCGGAGTGCCGAGAAGGAAGATTTATGCCGCATCATAGATGAAGTGAAGGTGAGGTTGGCCGATACTTTTAAACATTATAGGGCTATAAAAGTAGAACTAGAAGAAGCGCAAAAAGAGGCGTTGCAATATGAAGGTTTATCGGGACGCTTCCAATTGTTACAAGAAAGGATGCGGGAACTAGAAGCTGATGAGGCTGCCAAGAAGGAAATTTTAACCGCAATGAAAAATGAAGAGAACCAAGGCCACCATAGGTTAGAAGAACTAGGACAAAAGATTAAGGAAGTAGAAAATGAACTTTTACATCTGCAAGAGAGTTTTCGTCAGGCCATTGGTTTGATAGAAGGCGACGAAGGTGTTCATCACGTTGAAACTTTTCATCTGACGGGAAGCCAAGAGAAGATGCTGGGATTGTTGGATGAGGTCGTGGAGCTATATCCTGAGTTGAAGGAAGCGCTTATGACTGTTGCTTGGAAGAAGGTGTGGTTGCCCGAAATTCAACGTATGGTTAGGGCATTGGGTGTTGATGGTGCTGTTAGCGGCATTTATAGACTAAGTTGAGTGAAGGATGAAAAGGTTTGTTATATTGGACAAGCTGTTAAGGTGTCTGAACGTTGATATACTCATATTAAAAAGATGATTGGAGTAGAAGCTAAGGGTAATGAAAGATTATATGCGATGGTCACCAGACCGGATGAAATTGCTTGAGAAGTAGTGGAAGTTTGGAACGGTGAAGGGGATCGCAGTAAATGGTTGAACGAAAGAGAAGAATGATGGATTAAGACGGTAGGAGCGAAAGAAATTGGGTGGAACAGAAAGTAGCGAAATCAAAAAATTGTCGAATTCAAAAATTTGTCGAATCCAAAAAATTGTCGAATGCCGGATTGGCCAGAGGGGGTGTGGGGAAAATGAAAAAATTTCAAAAAAATTTATTCTACCCCCGCCCACCTTTACACTACACACCAACACCACCAACACACCACCGCCCACGATAATATATTAATTTAAAATTAATTGATTTAATTTATATGATTTTTTATATTTTAAAATTATTTTAATTATTTATATTGATTTTATTTTTAATTTAATTTTATATTTTTAATTTAATTTATTATTTATTATTATTTATTTTATTTTTTTGATATGATTTAATTTTAAAATCATATCTTTATTTATATATTTTGATGTATAAAATGTAAAATGAAAACGTTTTCATAAAAAATTTTATGTTTTTCTATTGACTTATTGTTTTATTTGTGGTATAATATTATATGTAAGGTGGTTGAGATAGACGGAAACAAAACACTTATATATAATATTTAAAAAATATTTTAATTTAATAGTGCATATCATTTGCATAAAGTTTTAAGATATAGTATAATATTATATGTAAGGTGGTTAAGGTAGACGGACTTAATACACTTACAAAAAATATAAATAAAGGTAGGTATAAAATTATGACAACAAACAAACAAATCTTAACATTAAATAAAAAGGAATTAAAAGCAATGCTAGAGTTAAACACTATAGCACAAGCAAAAGCCAAAACTAGTAACGATACATTACTTAAATTATTAAATTGTGAGTATTGCGATTTTGAAATGGTGCAAGTAGAATGCACTAAATCAAAAGGCTTAGTAATGGTAAATCGTGGCTCACTTGCAGAAATACTATTTAAAATAATTGTTAAATCTTACGTAAAAGGGGATACCGTCAAGGGCGTAAGCACTAAAGCAAAAAATGGTTTTAATGATTTAAACACTTATAAACTAGATAATGATTTATTAAGTGATTTAGGACTTGTTAAAACTACAAATTATGAAATTAAATTTTCCACGGGTTTTGCATATGCTAGTGAATTAAGGAAAAATACAAAAAAAATAGTATTAATAACTAATAAGGGCATATTCTTAAATACACCTAAAACATTGGTTTATGACAATTACGGACACATTAAACCAACAAACAACGGAACACCAATAAATGAATTAAATGATTTATTAGGGTTCTAAGAGTTACAAGGTGGTTAGGGCTTACACCTAAAACAAGCCCACAATAAAATAAAATAAAGGTAGGTAAAAATAAAATGAATAAAAAATTAATTAAACAATATAAAAAACTAATTAAAGAAAGAAACTTGCAAACCATTTATAAGGGTTTAAAAATAAATGTTTATTGCGATATGGACGGCGTTATTGCGGACTTTGATGGACAAATTAACGCCCTTGAAAGATTCAAAACTGAGAAAGGCTTCTTTAAAAAACTTAAACCGATTAATCAAGAAGGCTTTGAAAGTCTATTAAAAAGCCCATATATAAATTTATATATTTTATCCGCAAGCCCTAACAAACAAGCCGATAAAGATAAAAGAGAATGGCTAAAATATCACTATCCACAAATCAAAAAAAGTCATATCATAATAATAAGAGTTGGTAAAAATAAAGCCGATTATGCAAAAACTAAAGGGGGCATATTACTTGATGATTACGGCAAAAATTGTAGGGAATGGGTAGCAAGTGGCAAAGGCAAAAGCATAAAAATAGTAAAGCCACTTATAGAACATATAGGGGAAATATACCCAGACGGATGGTTTGAGTGGTAGGCACTGACCTATCACTACCACCGGCAGACGGAAAGGACTAAACTATGAAAGAATTAATAAAAAGATTTTTTAAAATAGAACAAAAATACAAGTTTGAAATGAACGATATTAGAGCAATTCTACAATTAATTAATGTTGGTTTGATTGTGTTTGTGGGATTTAATGTTGGTGCAGTGTTTGGTTTAGTTATTGCAAGTTTGGGGCTAATTAAAGACTTTGCAACTGATAGACATATTAATGGGATTGCTATGCATTTAGCGGGAATATGTTTAAACGTGTTTATATTATGGTTTGCTTAGCAGACGGAAAGGGAAAGAAGAAAAATTATGACTGATTTAGAAATGTTTAAAAAGGTATTAGGAATTATAAAATGTGAATTAGAAGAAACAACAATAGCAGACGGAACAAAAATAGACATTTGGTCAGAAGAACATTATGTTGGTACAGCATATTTTAAAAATGATGGGTCTTGTTTTGATTTTTGTAATTGGTATGATTTATTTGAGCAGACGGAAGAAAAAGGTAAAAGCCTTGACAACTAGTGTAATATATGATATAATATTAATAGATAAAAGGTAGGTGAAAAAATTGACCGATTTAGAAAAAATTCAAAAACAATTAAGACAAATTGATGTAGACTATATCATACAAACAAATCCAACAAATTTAGCATTATTAGTATATAGTCTTGATGGCGAATGGCTCGGCAGCCTTTGCTTTGATTTTAATGGTAAATGGTTAGAGGATTAAGCAGACGGAAGGAAAAAGCATAAGAGTTGACAAATTGTAGGGGTTTATGATATAATATAGTTAATAAAAGGTAGGTGTATTTATGGAAAACCAAATCAATATAAACCTTAATTGGGCTATAGTGCTATGCATTATCTTTGTAATTTTAAAGTTATGCAAAGTTATTGCTTGGAGTTGGTTGTGGGTACTAAGTCCGCTATGGATAAGTGCGGCATTATTCTTAATAGTATTTATTATAGGTTTAATTATCGCTATTAGAAATAATTAGCAGACGGATAGGAAAAGCATAAGGCTTGACAAAATGTTGGGGATATGGTATAATATTAATATAAATAAAAAATAAAAAGGTAGGTAAAAATTATGAGTAAATTTGTAAGAGTTCTGATTTCAATTACTTTAGAAGGTAGCGTTGTAGTTGAATTACAAGAAGGCGAAAGCCTTGAAACATTAAGCATAGAAGAATTAGAAACAAGAGCATTAGCTAACTTTGACGGCAATGATGAAGAATTCTATTCTAGAGCAGAAGAAACAAACATCGAAGCAGACGGAAGCCACGCTTGGTATGATGATGACGATGATGACGACGATGATGACGACGATGATGGCGATGATGACGACGATTGTGTAAATTTTTGGAAAGATAGAATGTTGCGTTAATATTCTTTCTCTTCGCCCGAAAGGGCAGACGGAAGGAAAAGCCTAATCTTGTTATCCGTCTACAGCAGACGGACAAGAAAGGAAGTAGACGGAAATGGCAAGTTAAATCACTTGACTTTCAGGTGCAAAAGGTGTATAATATTAGTGTAAATAAATAATAGACATCACAATGACCCAAGCCCAAAGGCAGACGGACGCCGATAAGTTAAGTGCTTGACATATTAATTTATTTATGGTATAATATTAATAGATAAAAGAAAGGTTAAGGCAGCCACAAAGGCGGCAGACGGAAAGGAAGAGTAAAAGCCTTGACAAGCCTTAAAAAATATGATATAATATTAATGTAAGAAGGTAGATATTTTATGAAATTATTTTTAGGAATAATCTTTGTGCTTATAATCATTCCATTGGCTTGTTTAAGTGATGTTCAAGAAATGGAAATGAAAAGGCAGACGGAAAGTAAAAACAAAACGCTTGACAAAAATAAATAAATGTGATATAATATTAGTGTAAAATAAATTACGGGTTGGCGGTTATCCCAAAGACCAAAACCGCCTATACCAACCTTGACCGGCAGACGGAAAAGGAAAGTAAAAGCCTTGACAAACGGCTCAAAAAAGTGTATAATATTAGGTGTAAAGTGGTAATAAACTTAATCAATGGTGTGCCAAGTAAGAAAATTGGCAGACGGAAAAGATAAGCAAAGCCCTTGACATATAAACGTAAATATGATATAATATTTATGTAAATGGTAGCCAAGCCATTAAGAAAATTAAAGTAAAGGTAGGTAAAAAATTATGGCAAAAGAAATCAAAAAAACAACAACAACTAAAAAGGAATGGACGCCAAATGAAAATCAAGCAAAAGTCTTAGAAATTCTAAAGAATTACCCAGACGGAGCAATGCTAGTAGATATCGAAATTGATACTGGCGTAAAAGTTGCAACTGGTGTAATGACTGCTTTAATGGGTCGTGGTTTAATTGTAGCAACTGAAGTTGACCGAGTTAGCGATATCGTTTATCGTGATACAATTATCGGACACAAAACCGACCACGTTAAAAAATATAGTTTAGCAAATATTGAAAGGGTAGCCGAGTAAATCGGCACCCAACCCCAAACGGGCAGACGGAGAGAAGACTATGAATGTAATAATATTTGATACTGAAACAGTTGGAAAAGTTAGTCAAGACCTTTTAAATGTAGGTTATAAAATCGTTAATATAAATATTCAGCACGCAGACGGAAAGGTGCTAGTTGCTAGAGATTATTTGGTAAGGGACTTATATAATAATCGTACTTATATGCTTAATGATGATTTTGTCGGTGCAAACAAACTAGCTAAGTATGATAAATTAGTGGCAGACGGAATGATAACATTAAGAAACATTAAACAAGTATTTACCACTATGGCAAATGATATTAAGAAATATAATGTATTGTTTGGGTATGCATATAATTGTGACTTTGATGTTGATAAATTCAAACGCACAGCAGACGGATTAGGAATTGCAAACCCTTTAGAAGGACTACCAATATTTGATATTTGGGCGTATGCTTATGAATTCATTATTAATACTGAAGATTATAAAAAGTGGGCAACCCAGACGGAAGAGTTCACGGCAACGGGCTTTTATATCAGTAGCACAGTTGAAAGCGTTGTAAGATATTTATTTAATAATAAAGACTTTGAAGAAGACCATACCGCATTAAGTGATGTGCAATGGGAGACGGAAATATTGTTAGAATGCATTAGAAGAAACGCCGACATAACTAGAGCGTTACCAAAGGCAAAACGAGTTGCATCTGAAAAAGTATTTCACCAAGTGATAGTCTTGCCAGACGGAAAGGTTGTAGAGTTTGATTATAAAAAATCATTCGTTCGTGGTGACCGTATTACCTATAAAGGGTAAGCGGTGCCGCCCAGACGGATAAGATAGTTAAAATGCTTGACAAGCATATTAAAATGTGATATAATATTAGTGTAAGAAGGAAGGTAAAAAATTATGACAACTAAAGAATTAATTAAACAATTAAAAGAAAAAGACCCAGACGGAAATTTAACAATTGCTTTAGTTCATAGGGATGAATACTTAGAAACTAGTTTATGTTGGGTGGAAAAATTAGATAAAAAAGAATTTACAGAACAATATAAAGATGTTTTTAATTTAAAAGAATTTAAAAATAAGAAAAAGATTTTAGTAATTTGTCCGTTTAATGACTAAGGGCAGACGGAAGAGATAAGTAAGTTGCTTGACAACTTGTAGGGTTTATGGTATAATATTAATGTAAATAAAAAAGAAAAGGTAGGTTAGAAAAATGGAAAAACAAATTAGTTATCAAATTTTAAAAGAAGAAAGAAAGGTTATTGCTACTATTAAAGTAGGCAAATGTGAATTAAAGGGCGTTGCTTATTGTAGCCCGCAAGATAAATTCAATGAATTAATAGGAATGGAGATTGCAAAGAATAGAGCGTTAATCGTGCTTAATGAATGTGAAAAAGAAATAATGGAAGAAGATTTAAAAGAAATGAAACGTATAATTAAATCTAGCGAAGAAATTATTAAAAATTTAACAAATACTGTTAAAGAATGCGAAACAGACATTCGCCACAAAGAAATGGAAATTGAAAACCGAAAGAGACTAGTAAGAAATTACTAGTCCCAGACGGAAGGAGTAAATGATAATGAATAATGAATTGGTTAAATATCTCGAAACCCTTATTAATAACATCAGACGGAAAAGAGATAGAGATTATGATATTGATAGCCAATATTCACCTTGGGAAATTGAAAAAGCATTAAAGACTTTAGGTTGGGAATGGGTTGCCGTTCAAGGTGGCGATAGTCTTGAATCAAGCCATATATATATTTATGAAAATGAAAAAGAAAATTTTGCTTTAGAGTTTTTATGGAATGGTTGGTATCGCCAACAATGGCTAACAATGGCTGAACCAGAAGAAGATTAGGCAGACGGAAGAAAATAATCTTTCTCTTGACAAAATCAAATAAATATGATATAATGTATATGTAAATAAAAAGGTTGGGGCTACGTCCAATCCTCAACAAACGGACAAACGTTACTATTCATCGTTCAAAAATAGGGGAAGATTTCACCAAAATAAATCGGGTTTAATTGTTTGCCTTAATAAAGATAATTGGTTAAGACTACGTTTGCCTTAAGAACGGGTCGTAAGATACCTACGTGACAGGTTCAGGTCCCTAGTGGACCTTTTTTATTTTTTCCTTTTCCGTCTGCCTTCATCCGTCTGTGTAGACGGAAATTTCCGTTTTGTCAAGTACTCCTTCCGTCTGCCATTATACTCCCTTTCTTTCCCTTTGTCAACCAATTTGCTCGCCACTTCCGTCTGCCTTTTCACTCCCACCCCTCCCCTTCTTCCCACTATTTTAACATTTTTGAAGCAGCAGCAGCAACATTTTTACTTAAAATCGCACATTTTTTCCTACTTTTTTCACGTTTTCTCCTAAAAGTTACTCATTTTTACGAGATTTTTTCACTTCCGTCTGCCCTTTTCGACGCAAAAGTCGTATGTCCAATACATAAATATGTATATACATATAACCATAAAGCCATAAATTTTTTGATATATGCCGCGCCCGCGTGGCGACGGCGTGAAAACGTTTTCATTTTATGAAAAAGCAGCAGCAAGATGAAAGCGCTTTCATTTTTTACAGCAGCAGCAAGGATAGCGAGCATTAAAGACAGGAAAACGTTTTCATAAGTTTATGGATTGACAAATTGAACTTTTTGTGGTATAATATTATTGTAGTTAGGTGATAGGAAAAAAGATAAAGTTAAAAATGAAAATAAATGAAAATAAAATTTTAGAGCATTTTTCTTGACTTTATCACCAAACTATGATATAATATTAGTGTAAATAAAAAAGAAAGGTAAAAGGTAATTTAAAATGATGAAAACAAAGACTGTAAACACTGTTAAAAATGAAAAAGTATGGAAACCAAATGACAATCAAAAAGCGTTCTTAACTGTCTTAGAGGGATATAACTATCCTGTCACTCTAATGGAAATTGAAGTAGATACTGGCGTTAGATATGCTAGTGGCGTGGTAACTGCCTTAGTAAAGCGTGGCTTAGTAATATCTGAAGACACCAAAATAGTATGCGATGTATATTTTAAGGGTGTCAAAGTTGGCGAAAAGACTAATACTGTTAAGGCATATACATTAGTGAAAGAGACTGAATAAGTCTCTTTTTTCGCACATATGTAAGAGGCAGACGGAAGGATAGTTGTGAAAACGTTTTCATAATTAAGACAATACGATGAAAGCGTTTACATTAAAATGAAAGCGTTTACAAAATATGTCCGGACGCCGGAGAGGGCGGGGCGCCGCGAACTTGTGAGCCCTAGGGACGGTGTGATACTTATTAATAGCAGCAGCAGCAGCAGCTATAATAATAACAACACTCTCCCATTATAATAATATTATAGCACATTTTCCACATCTTGTCAAGCCATTTGCTCACTTTTTGCAGATGTAGAAGTAACACTCCAAAGGTTGCTTGGTGATGGTACTCGGGCTAGCTAGCAGTACTTATACTATCCTTGTCCAAGCATAGGGCAATGAAAACGTTTTCATAAAATTAAGCAGCAGCAACAAAGTCATAGAACTAATATCGTCATAGGATTCACACGATTGGGCGCGGTTTGCCGGCACCTTCTTGGAGTGTCCGACACTGCTTTCATCCGCGCGACTAGTGAAGCGAGCCTATGGCATTATGAGTTTTGGTGCACGCAAAAATTTTTTCATTTTGCCGAACAATTTTCTTGACAAAACGTCAATCATTTAGTATAATATTATTGTAAGAAAGATGATAAAAGAATCTTAAAAGAAAATCTTCTTACTGCGGACGGCGCTTCATATGTTACCTCCTTAATTCATATTCTACTTGCCGTCCGAAAATTTTAACAATTAATGGAGCGAATTTCTTGACAAATCGCCAACCATTTGGTATAATATTATTGTAAATTAAAAGTTAAGAAAAATTGAATTTGGTCAGGCGAGCCAAGAGTCGCCAGAAGGAGAAATTATTATGAGTAAAAATCAACCAACACCATTAACTGAATCTGCAAAGGCCGTATTAGAGGTTTTAGCCGCATCTGATAGACCACTTACTATCGCTGAATTAAACGAACGTGCCGGCGTAGCTATCACTCCCGGTCACATCTCTGGTCTTATCAAACGTGGACTTATTTACAACGCCGGACAAGTGGCAGCAGAAGTTGCTTCTAAGCGTTCAAACAAGGTTTATGAACTAATCACTGATGCCGTTCAAACTAACCCTGCAACTGGCAAGGTATGCAATTACACAGATGCCGAAAAAAGCATTCTAGTCGCATTAAAGGACGCCGCTGAGCCGCTTACATTAGCACAACTTAGCGAATTAGTCGGTAAGCCACTTATTAGCGGCAACATCAATGGTTTAGTTACTAAAGGAAACGTAGCCGTGGCTGGTGAAGTTGAAGTGCCTTGTACCGTTAAGAAAAAAGTTGGTACTTACGCTTTAGCCGCACGCGATGCTGAATAAAGTCAGAATTAGAAAAAATTTCTTGACAAAACGCCAAACTTTTAGTATACTATTTATGTAAAGATGAGATAAGTTAAATCAAGTCTTATCATTGCGGTCCTAATGGTATGACCGATAGGATACCATTCGTGAGTCAGCGGCGAGAACGCGCAGTTAGCTCCTACTAGAAGCGAGCAATTGGAAGTTGATTTCGAGCGATAAACATCTTCGGAGTTATTGCATTGACTTCAATTGACGAGTCAGGTCACTTACGACCGTGCCACCTTACCCCACGTCGACAAACCAGTGGAGCAATTGTGGGGTTACCACCGGAGTAGTAGTGAAGCACTTCGAGATAGCAAGTCTACACTAGCAAGGTCGTGATTAGTCCACGTAAATCCTTGCCTCTTGATAAGTAAGTCGAAGTTTCTACCTTATCTTCGACTTAGCTATGAGGAGCAAATTAAGCAACCTCAAAACGTTATAGGAGGGAGACAATATGATAGTATGTTAGTTAGTACTATGACCAACAAACAACTTATTCGCATTCTTAAACGATTCAAACCATCGGCATCCGTAGTGGTGGTTTCTCCCGATGGACTCACTGCTCCTTCTATAACAGCGAGTTTGAATGAGTCAGGGGAATGGCTAATTCAAATAAGCCCATCCGTCATTGCCAAAAAGACGGAAGTAATTGAAAATGATTAATAGAAAGGAAGACAAAACCATGGCAAACAAACAAACAGTTTTAAGTTACACTGAAAAAGAACTTGCAGCAATTGAAGCTTTAAAAGCTAATAAAGGAGAACACCTTACATTAAAGGAATTAGGTATCGCAGCTGGTACAATGACTAGCATCCGTACTAAAGCTAAAAAAGTAGCAGATGGTATTCTTGAAGCAGGTGACATCGAAGTAATCAACGTAAATGTTGAAGAATACGAAGATGTTTGCCCTACTTGCGGTGCAAAACATAGCGGCAAAAAGTTCTATCTATAAGCCGTTTTACTTCAAAGTAAGAAAATTTCACTCGGGAGGAGGATTTAGTTCCTGCCTCCCCTTTTAATGATAGAAAGGAGAGTCATTTTATGAATGATAACAATTTAGCCTTTACGTCCTTTTGCCGCCAAATAGCTTCGTTAAGTGCCCTACCAACCAACATCACTGCTAATGGCACCGAAACTATTCAACAAACAGCCCGCAATCAATGACGCGCCGAGGGCGTCGCTGCTTTAGTAGATGACCTTAAGCAGATGTATGGTGATGAAATAGATATTTTAGTGACGAAGGAAGGTATCGTCTTCGTTATTGAAAATGAAGCTACCAGTTATACAATTAGCTGAGAATTAAAAAATACCATCAAGGCACTTGATTACGACCCATTCGAGGCGGCAAATGCTTACGATGATGAAGTAGCAAGTAAGACCGCGAAGGCAAAGGCACGCGAGGCCGAGGCTGCCGCAAAGGCCGCATTGATGGCAGAAAAGCGCGCAAAGGTGATAAGCCGACTTAAGGCGAAGGAGGCAAGTAGTCATAACGATGGTGATTAGGACACCACAGCGCTTAGTGTGATGGTTAAGACTTCGCAGCGCTTGATGTGGTAGAATTGCTTAGATAGTTAAGAGAGGAAGGGAGGTTACGACCTTCCTTTTCTTGACGTTTTTCTAAGCATTGGAGCGAATGGTTATTGCAATATACTACTACTGCGCTTGGTTCGCTTCACTTTACTACGAGTGCGCCTGCCGCCGCACTCTTCGTATCCATCCGACCTTCCTTGCTCCGCAGGAAGGAACTACGCCCGCGCTGTGGTCGTTGCTGAGCTGCGCTCGCACCGTGCTAATATCATTTACATGCGTAGCTCGCGCTCCACCTAGGGGTTCCGCGCTACGCAGAATCATCACTTAGCTCAAAATGGACTTTTTATCAAAAGCGAATTAAAATGAAAATGTATATTACTAAAGGACAAATAAGATAACACGAAAACACAATTAAAAAACATACTTCAAAAGGAAACATATTTCAAAATGTGTCTAGCAGTCCATGACCTTGTTATCCTATATAATACAATTTGTGGTTTACATAATACAACACAGGAGATTTTCTATGAACACTAATAACACTTTTTATAAATACAAAACTAATCTTCCCTATCTTCCCATCGTAGATACCGATTGAACCTTATATAAACGTGACTATTTAACATTTATGATGGCATTGCGAGCATCCGCCATTGAATATGAAAGTAGTTTCGCACCGAAGGATTGCCGTTTCCGCATAGTGCCCGACAGTAAAAGACTATGTTACGCTAATATGCAATTAACTAACTCATCATTGAGCCGTTGGCGCGCACGTTTAAAAGAGCCGATAACTTGGCAGGTGGACACATCAATCGTTTTAATGCCGATGGAAACTTTTGACCGCGTGGTAGATTTGTTATTAACTCACTTCAATAGACAAACCGCCGGTTCATATTTTAAACTTTTTGCCGCCTATTTTTACTATGACACTATTTTTAAAAGCGGATGGGCGGGTGGAATTGAACGCCTACATACTATTATTGGTAGTGAACAAGGCGATGTAAGCCGAATGAGCAATTGAATGCTTGAACATGGGCTTTTGGTCCGCAATGGAAAGTATCACTTCACAGCCGGCGCAGATGCTTATTGCTATCAATGGAAAATTTCGCCGCAGTACTTGATGCCGGAAAAAGTGAACGATTTGCTTGACAAAGAGTAAAAAGTTTAGTATAATATAGTATATATAAAGGAGGAAGAAAAATGACTTATTACTATCATCTGTTAACGTTTATGTCTAGGGATTATGCGTTACCAATTACATTACTTATGATATTTTTAATACTTGCATTTGTTGTATGGTCGCTTATGCGAAATGGTGCAACTGTGGAATATATTGAGGAAGGCGAAGATAGCGAGGATGGCGGACCAAAAACCATGCCGATTCCCGAAGATGTAAAATATCGTGCGGATTGGTTAACTATATTTATGAACTATATAGTCCGGCTTCTGCAAATGAATTTCTATCACATCCTATTCTTAATATTGTATTATATAGTAATATTGGCAAAAAGGAATACGATAATTTAATTAAGAGTTTTAAAATGCCTAGATTTAATACTAGTGGTTATACTGATATTACTAAAAGCTTTAATGAAGTTTTTGACAGTACTTGCATGACCTCCTACGACCTATCTTTAGAGGATATTAGAAAATATAATAAACTTAAACTTAATATTAATAGTAGTTTTGATTTTAATTTTTTAATGAATTCAATGCCTAGAAATATTGATACTAATAGAGTATTTACTAAGGAAATTAAAGAACTTATTATTAGTTTAGCCTTTATTTATGATATTG